TGGGTATCCTTGGGTCTTTTTGGCTGGACCGTTGTATCGGGTTTAGCCAATGGTTCAATAACTGGGATATCCTTGTTGTTGGGACCCCGTTCCACCGTAACCCTGACACTTGGCTTTGCTGCCCTTGGTTTGGCTTCTGCAGCCTTTTGTTTTTTCGGGGGCTGAGGTATGGGCTTTTCCTCGGAAGCCTCAGGAGCGGCTTCAGGAGCCTTGGTTGGCTTGTCTACGGTTTTCTTAGGTCCAGCCACCTTGGCTGGTTCTGCCCGGGTGATGCCGCCGTAAGACCATTCGTATTCACTGAACAAGAACTTCATGGTTGTCTGTCCAGTTCTTGGATCAACAACCCTGACGGCCTTGATATCAAGTTTCTTCATAAGATCCAGGAATCGACTAACGGCTTCCTTTTCCTTGCCATCTTTATACAACTGTTTGATAAAAACTAACAATGGATTAATATTGTCTTTGGTAAACTGGGGGTGTGATACTCCATTAAGAATTGTTTGGATTGTCTTAAGGGACGCAAAGAAGTAGTTACCAGCCATACCATCTGCATTGTGCCATGCTGCAGCCGAAGCCGTGGTCCATTCAACCTTGGTTTTTACACCAGAGCTGATGAATTGACCTTTTGAATTTCTTGGTCTACCGTCCATTGCGCTTTCGGCAACAGCTGGCTTAACGTGTGGTGTCAGTGGCGTTATTGGTTTATTTCTTCGATTAGCTACAACGGTTACTGGGCCAACGGTTTCTTCTGGTTTAATGATTGGAACTGTTGGCTCGGCTTCTGGTGGTGTTGACTCAATGGCTCTATCAATAGCATTGACTTCGTTTTGTTGTTCAATAGACTCGGTGACTTGTTCTATGATTTCTTGTTTTGATGGTTTTGCTACAGCTTGTTTTGGTTCTTGTAATTTCTTCTGGTTTTCTATCAATGCTTTGAGAACAGCCATTAGATCCTTGTCATTGACATCTTCAATAGATTTTCCGTATTGTTTTTTAACAGCTGTTTCGATAATCCCACGGGATGAAACAACAACATCAGAGAAGGTATCTGAAATGTCTTTTGTATCAGCCAACTTAATTTTAAATTTGGCAGCTTCTTCCAGGATTTCATCTGTTGTTAAACCCTTGGCAAGGCTGGCAACAACAAACTTTCGTTTGTTCATAGTTGCTTTATTTTTACCATAAATTTCAAACCCAAGATCAGCAAGCTCAACTAACTGATTGGCTTTTTCTTTGCGGATTTCTAACAAAGGCAGTTCTTTTTCTTCTACATCAATTCTGGTAACAACCGTTTCGTCACCAAACTTTTCAGTCTGAGGTGAATAAACTTTTCTGTATTCTTTTTCAAAACGCTGGAATAGTTGGGATTGGTTTTTCTTTTCATTGGCTAACCACGCTTCATCTGTTAAATCTGATGTTAACTTCTCGCCACGTTTACCAAACAATGTATCTGTGACTTCCAGCGATTCGTTTTCTGCATCTATAAACTTTCGCCAATTTGATGCTGTTAATCCAGCAGATGATTTTCCAGTTAACTTTTTTTGTTCATCTAAGAACTTATTATAAGCTGCTTTGGCAATCCGAAGCCTGAGTTCTTTGCCTGTAGCAACATCCGTTCCATCTCTTTTCTTAAAGAATATAAAACCCTTGCCAGTTGAAATATTACCAACAATCTCTGCAATATGGCTTTCAAGATTTTGGCTATATTTTTTATCAACAGAAAAATTGTTGATTATGATTTTTTGGATACGTTTAATATATTGCCAAGGATTTTGTAAGACCTCATCAAGCAAATCTTCTTGCTCGGGTGTCAGTGGATCTTTTGATTCTGGTCGTTCCTGTTTAATTGTAATTGGGTCTGCAATTCCAGACTCGTAAGCCGAGGAAAACCGGATAACTCCATTATCACCAATCTGTAAGTCACCAGTATTCAGTCCATATTGGATTTTGCTTCTAACTGTTTCCAAATCCCTGGTTCTAGTTTCTGGACTAAAGGTTAAACCCTCGGTCAGTTTATCAAACAAGGTTTTATCGGTTATATCACGAAGCATTTTTTCTGCTTGTTCTACAGCTTTTGTGCTGGCTGCTGGTTTGGTAGCTTGTGGTCTTGGTTTGATCTTACCGCTTGCCACTGCTTTCCGATAGTCTGCCTCTAGTTCTGATTCTCTTTTGGGGGCATAGTATGCTCTAGTAGCTTTAGCAACAGTATTAATAGCTTTTCTTCGGTTTTCTGAGTTTGTTTTATGCGCTTTTGCTGCAAGTTTTGAATCAGACGAAAGTAGTACGGTTTCATACGTTTCATACCTAAGTCCTACTTTTTGGAAAGCTGCTTCAAGTTCTGGTGTAAGACTTTTTTTTGGTAAAACCGCAGCTATAAAACTAGATAACGGAATTTTTTTTATTGGTTTGGCTTCAAAGTAATTTATTTTGCTGGTTTTAAGATCATCTAAATACTTAAAGACATTTTCAATAAATTCAAGTGGCACTGTTTCGGTGGCATAACCAAACTCATTAAGTATTGTCTTAAAACGAACTATACTGTGTTCCTTTGGAAAACCGTACTTAAGTAAGACTTGGTGAAAAGGAAGGGGCTTTCCCAGGCTAGCCTCATACCGTTCATAAAACGCTTCATCACCTATACCAAAGTTCAAATCAAAATTAGTAATGGGATGATAGTTGTCACTAGACTTTCTTAAGGCGTTTAGTGTGGCATCTAATTTAGCAAAATCTTCTAAATGTTCTTTGGTATCTGTTATTCTGGTTTTTGCTTCTGAACGCATTTCCTCAATAGAGGAGAATTGAGAAATTAACAAGGATGCGAGTTGTTGGGAATTTAAATTGTCGTCATCTAAAAACACACCGATTCCCCGCTGTTGGTGGCCTTGCATATAATGGAACAGATTGTCGTCGTTCCAATCAACAAGCTTACCACTAGCATCTACAAACTGTGTACTAAAGAAAGGGGAAGTAGTCAGGAACAACCACTTGTAAAAATCTTTAGTATTTATCCCGTATGGTTGTAACAGGTTTGCAGCACCTCTGTTAGAAAGAGAAAAATTTTTAGTCTCAAGTTTTTTAGTTATTGTTTTCCAATCTGTATCAGAAATAGAAATACCGCTAATATATGCATATAACCTATACGTTTCTATATGTTGTTCTAACATGCGTATAAAAAACGGTTGATCTAAAAAATCATAAGAACCATCTTCTTTTTTAAGAACAGGAGAAGACCCTCCATCTGGAGGGGTTGCGTTAAGTACTTTATCTATCAGATTCTGTAAGTTATTACGCGAAGGTGTTGATGATGAGTAGTTTTTAAGAACCTTAAAGAACTTCTCTAGTTTTTCTAAAGCTTGTGGGTTTTTACTAGGTAACCAAGTTTGTATTTGTTCTGGTAACGTTACAGTATATGCATCTCCGGAATAAACAGGAACTCCGGTTTCAGGATCTATGTGGCTTTTTGTTCCAACAAGAGTAATATCTCCAAAAGTAGCAGTGCTGCCTTTTTCGGCTGTTACTACACCCATGGATGGGGCTATTAGATCACCACCAGACTTAACCACTTTGAAAAATTGGCTAGAAGAGATGTTAGTGGTGGTTAGAAGAAGTGTACTATCGTCTGATTCTCTTTCGGGCGCACCCAGTAATCCATCAATATGACCCAAAGTTTCTGCAGTGTTTTGTACCAACCTAGGCGAATCATTGGGTATAATTTTATTGCTGTAGATTGGCATCAGCTGTGTGCTGGGGTTAAACACCACATAATGACGAAGCTGTTGTTCTGGTGCTTTGGGATCAACTTGGTTGGGGAATGAGAAATAGGTCATATCCTCAACAATAATACCATCATAACCAAACTTCTTAAATATAAGAACATTTAACAAAGATTCTGGAATGTCCCCAGCAAGCAACTCTGCCGCTTCGTTTTGTTCTGCCCAAAACTCATCAGGAAAATTCCACTCTTTGTCTTCGTATCGAAAGTTTATTCTAGCATCATCCTTTGAAAAATGTTTGCGCCACTGCCCAGGCCCAGCATCAAGATGCATGGCTAATTCTTGGTCTGTCTTTAAACCAAATTTTTCCATGTATTCTTTTTTCAGTTTCTTTGTTATATCTTGCAACACAAACGGAGGTTCTTTACCTTCTTTTATTGGGTTAATAATAATTGGGTTTTCAATGTTGGCATAGTAATAATACGCATACTCACCAACATTATAATTACTAACCCCAGAGTAGTCTACTAGATAGGTTTCTCCATCAGACTCTCTGTTTGTCAAGTATACGCCATAACCCAACATATCTGTATGTGGAAACAGTAAGGTTGCTTTAAGACTTACATTCCACTCGTAGGTGCCACCTGATTTTCTTTTAATTCTACGAGGAGTATAATGACCCATAACAACTAGCTTCCCAGTAACAGGATCTCTGGCCTGTGAATTAGCAAAAGCTTTTTCTGCTTGTGTTGTTGGGTTGTTGTTAATTTTTTCAATTATTTTCTTAAGCTTCTTTTGCTTGTTTAGAACAACAGCAGCCTCAGCAAATCCTTTGAACATGGTATAAATACTGCCAATGTTTTTTGATTCACTGTCAAACTCAAGTAACTCCAGTGTTCCGCCTGTTTTGTCTTGGTTTGGTTTGAACAAATAGTTATTGCTTGGGTTTGTTCCATGAACTTCTGGATTATACTTAACTGTGGTTACTTCGATTGTCTTAATCAGATCATTAAACTCAGGTGATTTAGCAACCAAATCAAACAAACTTATTTCAAGTGGAGTTAACAGAGTTTGTTCTTGTAAAGCAAGCACCTGTTCTCGCCTAGCTGCTTTTTCAGCTGGGACTTTTATTTTTTCCATCTCTTCCGTTTCGGGGTTATACACTTCTGCTGTTTCGGTGCCAATATAATTTTTTCTAAAGTTATTTAAATACTCTGTTAATTCATCTATTAACTGTAGACCAGTTAGACGCTTACCACGAACAGAGGCTCTTTTTAATTGTTCAATAAGAGTCAGGTCTTCCAAAGCTCTTACTGGAGCACCAAGCTTTGCCGCTGCTTTACCAAGACTGTAGCTGAAGAAATTACGCATCAACACATCTGGTGTTGAAAGCATAGTCTTTCTTTGCAATCTTGCATCCTTCTTTTTTTCTGTATCCAGATATTGGGATATATCAGCTGGACTAATTTCCGTTTCTGACCCAGACCGCTTAATTGGTGGATACCCGTTTTCTACCAAGGATTGGTTGTAGATGTCAATAACAGAACTAAAGTATTTTTTATTGATCTTCAAGTATCTTGACATTGTATCAATAAACTCAGTGCGGTTTTTCTTTAAACTGAGTCCGTCAAGTTTGGTATTCAAGAATGCATCAACATGTATTGGTGTTACTTGCTCTGAGGAGGTGTACTCAACTAGGGCGGCTATTTCATCTTCTGTAAACAAATAGCTTATCTGCTTTTGTGACAGCGTTAGCTCGTCTTGTGTTGGTTGGAATATCCGTATAAGCTCTCGGTTAATTTTATCCTGCAGTTCTCGAGTGGTTAGGTATTCACGGTCACTCAGTAATCGCATAACAGTATCTTGATATACAATTCTAGAAATCAACAGTCCAGAGTTCTTATCAAGCAACGACAACATTTCCTTAACCGACTTGAATACCTGCTCTTCCTCAAGTACCTTACTTAGCTTTAACGAATCCAAAACATCCATCAAGGATTGACCAATTGAAACAAACTTCTGCATTAACATCTTACGAACCAACCCTTGGTTTGGTGCTTGGTTAATAAAGGCAGCCAGTCTAACTTCGTCAATCATCATAACAGAAAAAGCTTCGGCCATTAACTCTTGTGTATTACCGCCAAGATAGTATTTGTTTATCTGGTCTGTATCTAAAGTTTCTCGCAAAGAAACAATAAAGTCTGCTTCTGATGAGAACAGATTACGAATATTCATCAAAGAAGAACCATGACCAAACATCTCAAAGACATGTCCAATCTCATGCAATACATTTTTAATTCTATTCATTTCTCCTGGTTTACCAAAGTATTCTCCAACGGTGACTTCTCCAGCTACTGGGTCAACCATAGACCGTTCTCCACCAGCAAGCTTACTGATTATGCTTGCAGCTCCAGAGTTCCAGTTCAGGTTAACCGTAGCTGCCAGGATAATACGAACATCGGCTTCGGTTAATCGACCAGATGCAACAAACTCTTGCATCGTTTTGTAATAAGCTGTGATGTGTTCTTTGTTTCCCCTAGCTTCTTCAATAAAGGCTGCTGGGTTGGTTAAAACACCAGTGATTCGTTTCTGTTGGGCTGGACTGAGCTTTCTTGCCTTTCGTGAACCACGAAGAATTCTGCGTAGGGTTGTTTTACCTTCCCGACCAAACAACATTTCTTCAATCGTATCTTCAATCTCTTTCTTAACCTTTGGATCATTCAGCTCTCTCTCAGTTCTAAGAGCCATGTCCTCTTTGGCTTCGGCGGTTGCCGCATCAACCCGCTCCTGTGTAACATTTATTGTTGGTTTTTCTGGTGTAACCGCAGCTGTGGGGGTAACTGCAGCTGCGGGGGTAACCTCAGGTGTGGGGGTCACTGCGGGTGTAACTTCAGGTTTGGTTTCACTTACGGTTACCGGCTTCTTGTTATTCTTAACAGAATCAAATATAGCCTCAACGGTTTTTCTGGTAGATGATTGTGGTGTGATTGTTTCATCTAGTGGCTTGTTCAGTCTAACAGCGTTATCAACATCAGCCAAATCTTCGACTGACAAGGTAGCCCTCAGTTTTGCTTTTGTTTCATCAAACAACTGCAGCTTACCAGCCAAAACAGTAGCCGACTGCTTTACATCATCTGGTGCATCTATTTCACCTAAAACATCTTGCAGCTTCTTTTGAACAGCAGGCACATTCAGCTGTTCTAACAGGTGTACTTTTTGTTTTGTAGTCAGGCTGCTCCATGGACCCACGGTAGACAGGTTATCTAATACATCATTTAGGGATTTTATGGTCCCGCCTCTGATACCACGATCAATGAAATCAAGAAGCTCTTCACGACCACCACGATTATCTAGGCTAGGTTTAAGAGCTTTGTCAGCTTGCTTTGGTGTTGCAACAGCTTCAGCGGCATCAACAGCGTTTGCTGCGGTTCGTGAGGCATCGTTAATATCTGACAGCTCTGGCTGCTTGCCCTTTGAGACTGCCGTGTGGATTGTTCCAGAGATTGGGTCTACATTTTTAAACAATGTACCGTTGGTAAGTCGTTTAAAGTTGTTCAGTGTTATGGCAAATGGGTGTTGTTCCATCATTGCCATTGCTTTTTCTGGTGACAAAATCCCAGCCTTGGCCAACCTCTTTACCCTGGCGTTACGGAAGGCTGGGAAAGCAGAGGCTACGGATGACCCCAGTATACTGAGTGAGCCACCAAAGATTGCTCCAGCAACGGCGGCATTGCCAACCTCGTCCCAATCAAAGGATGACTTCATTTCTGGGTTGTAATAGTACAATGCGTTAGCCAAGGCTATGTTGTTCTGTTGTCCCATGTAGTTTTGCGCTGCGCTCCACCCAGCACCCACAGTAGCCGTAGCCAAGGCTCTCCTGACAACACCCCACTGCATAGCAACTCTAGGTAGATCACCAGTCAAACCCCACTTAGCAAAACCCAAGGCTCGACGACCAAACCTGGCAATTCCTAAACCAGCTTTGGCTGCTCCAGCTGCTTGTGTAACACCGGCGGGTATTAAACTTATTCCAGCAGATATACCTAACTCAACACCAACTTCAGTTGCAAGATCAACACCACTACCAACCATGCCATCCTTAAAGCTTAAGAAAAAGCCTTTGAATTTTTCCGTTGTGCTTGGAACATAGTCTGCTACTTGTTGTTGAATGTTTGAGCTATTCATGCGAGACATCAACATCATTCTAGCGTGGGTTTCATTTCTAGCCCCACGGAACATGTCTTCTGTTACCCCATAATTCAATAGACCATCTTTTACATATGGGTCGCTTGCAATTTTGGTGTTAAACCACGCTATGTGATTAAATTTTGGATCAAATTTATCAACAGCAGCAACAATATCATTCATGGATGTGCTGGGTAAACCACCATGGGCAACGTCGTAATACAACTTATACTCATCATCACTGATTATACCTAGAAAGTGCATAGTATCAGCTGCATTGTCTGAAACTGATTTTATTAACTCAGGTGTATCAAAAAGGTTCCTCCATACACCAAGACCCCCAGCTATTGCTTTACCAATAACACCCTGGGATCTATAGAAATTTTCTGCAGACATTTCAATTGGTTTTTGTTCAAAGCCATTCAATCTGGCTTGAATATATGTAACCACTTCTGATTGCTTTTTGAATGCCTTTAGATTTTCTGGGTCTGTAAGATCAGTCTTGGCCAAAATATCTAGTTGTGTTTTTTGGTTTATCAGGTTGGTGTCGTTAATGTCTTCTTCATTAACAATAATCTCGTTAAATGTTGGCAATCCAATCATTTGTCTAATTAAAGGTGCTTGACTTGGATCCACACCACCACTAATAAGCGTGTTGTTAACAACCTCATTATTTAATAGAGCCAAGGCTTGTGTTTGTGATCTTACTTGGGGTTCTGTTAATGGTTGTCTTTTTGGTAAAATATCCCAGTTAGACCGGTCTGAAATACCTGATGGGTCCAGCAATATACCCTCGGTTGAACCTTGGGATGGTTGCATGTAAGTCGAAGAAAGGTACTTGTTGTAAAACGGTAGTTGTTTTGGTGGCTCGTTTGGTGTTGGATTTAGATTATAGAAATTCTTTTGTTCGTCGTTAAAGAAAATATTTTCCATTGCTTTCCTTTATTTACTGCTGGACCAAAGTTCAGCTTCTGCTTTTCTTCGTTTTATCAAGCCATTTAGTTTTTTACCACCTGATTTATTATAAAGACTGAGGGCTTGTGGTACTTTGTTGAATGTACTGACCTTGGACAAAGCGGCTGATATTGTTTCAAACCCAGGTTTGTTATAGAAGTTTTCACCAACATTATATGCAAATGAGATTATGGCTGATTGTTGGTTGGGACTCATTTCTGTCCATGTCGGAATTGTTTTACTCAGGGTTGGGATTATTTTGGTGTCAATATAGGCCTGGGCAAACTGGGTGGCTTGTTCTTCTGTGATTGTATCACCCTGTTTAACTTTAGAGCCGTTTGGATACTTGGTTGTACCTTTACCAATAGTCCAAACCCGACCAGTATTATCCCAATATGCTGTGGTTTTTAACCCCTCATACTCAGAAATAAGTTTCATGTGTGGTTTATCGGATACAGTTCCTGGGGATACTGGGGTGTTTGTATTGGGTGTATCTGAAAGGAAGCCCAACCTTTTTAGTTCAGAATCAATAATCTTGTTTAATATCTTTTTCTCATCTGTAGTTAAGTCCATGTTCTTCAGTTTCAGGAACATGGCTTTGGTTTCTTCACTTAGTTTGGGTAAAACAAACTCTTTATCTAAACCAAAATCAACATCTTCAAATCCAAAAAACTGTTTGACATATCTTACGGTATCATTAGCAGCTATATCTTTAGATAACTTTTCTGGAACAGTTGAAATTTCGGCAAATCTTTTTTTTGCGTCTTCTGACGTAAGCTGTTCTGTTATATCTCTTATGGCATCAGCCAGTTTTTCTGGAACAGTTAAGATTTCTCTGAATTTTTCTTTACTGGCCAATGTCATCCAACCCGTTTCGTTTCGTCGGTACGAGTTTAAATCAAACTTGTCTGGGTCTTTACCAAGATATTGTAAAATAATTCCTTGGTATTTCTTTTGCTTACCGTGCTCTTCTATTACTGCATTCAGCCTGTTTGCGTTTTCCTGTTGATAATCAGGAGGAAGATCGCCAAATGCATATTGGGGTGCCAAATCCACACCACGCATCATACTAACTCCACGCGAATCCAGTTGTTCATTATACCACAACAAATCAAACCTGTTTTCATCTATGGATTCATCTTCTTTAAAAGCATAAAGATTACCACTGCCTTTTTCGGTATAAAAACTGTAGCCTTGGTCAGCAAGTTCCTTGGCTGCGGTTGGCTCTAATCCATAGGGTGCTAGACCTTTGTTTACACCCCCATTAAGAATGGATGGGTAACCGGTAAAAATGGGATAGTTTGCTTTGTTGCCAAAATCTGTGAATCCTTCTGTTTGACCCATTGGGTAACCATGAACAAATTCCTGGTTTGATTCAAATGCTTCTGTTAAGGTAAACATAATAGACAGATAATCTGTGAACTTGGTATAACCAAGCTCTTTACCAACAGCCATTGCTTTATTCAGAACATCTCTTGAAAATACTACTGAGTCTTGGTCTACATCTCCATAATCTGCATTTAGTCTGAACAAAGCACTGCGGGTTGGATCTTCGTTAAACACAGCATGATCCTTGGCTATCATCTCTTTTATAACACCTTTATTATGCAGTTCTTTGTAGTATGTTATAAAGTCTTGTAGGTTGTTTATTTCTTTGTTTGGTATAGGAGCAACGTATTCATTACCAGCAAAGTACGTTTCAAACCCACCCCTTCTGTCTTCTGTTGACCCGAGCCAATCAGTATCACGCCAGAACCTAGGGTCTTTAAATGGCGAGTAATTAGCATTACTGGAAGGAAACCCAGAAGAACCACGAATTGTCAGATCTGGGTTTTCTATTCTACCAGTCTGTTTGCCAGAATACTCAATTTCAATAAGTTTCTTAAGTCTGTTTTGTATTTCTGATTGAACCATATCCCTACCCATAAGGACTGGTGTTTGACTGGTTCCACGTCTTGGTATATAAACACCGCCGACCAATTGGTTTTTTGAATAAAGATTGTTTAAAAGGTTTTGGGTTTTTCCATTTTTATCTATATATGGAATATTAGTAATACCTATTGTAATACCACCACCAGCTTTTGCCATAGTATCTGGATCACCATAGTCTAACCGTAGACCCCAGTGTTGAGCACCGGTAATTGAACCAAACGCTTTGGCGGCATATTCTACTTGTTGTTCCATACCCAGTGTACCAGGATCTACACCATCTTGCATAATTCCAAGAGCTACCCAAGTTCTTGGGTTTATTGCATATGCCATTTGTAATAAAACAGCATCGGTTGGTATGTTTCTTTTAACACGTTGATTTGTTTTTTTTAAATTATCCTTATCATTTCCAAATGTTCCATCGAAGTTAAATCGTTGTGATTCGTGAACAACATCAAGCATTATATTAGCTAGGTCTGGATTAGAATTAGGAGAAAGTGTTTTAATAAATGAATGTGCTCCCTCTCTTGTTGTAATACCCGACGCGTCGTTTGAATCAGTTACAAGAATATTAGCAACACCGTTTGAACCTTTACTTAACAGTTCTTTTCTTACTTCTTCTCTTGCAGCTTCTGGTATTCCACTTGTTATATAATTGTTTTCCTTAGCTACACCAGTATAGTCGCCCACTAATGTTGTTGAGGATGGTGCTACATAAAACTTACCATGCTCTGGTACCCAAATCAAACCAGCACTGCTAAGTTCTGGTTTTAAAAAAGATTCTTCTAATGCTGTATTTATTTTATCAATGTTTTTTGAGTCTTTTAAATCTAGGTTGGCCAGATGTGGTTGTTGATTGACAAACAAGAATGCACGCATCATTATCATCTTTAATTCTGGGTTGTCTTGTATAAGTTGAGCCATGTTTTTATTTGGCTCTCCTGATGTATCTCTTATAATACCAGACGCAGATGTAACTACATAATCATCAAGCTTACCTTTTCCTGAAAGCATGTCAATTACCTTATTATTGACAGTAAACATCACCGCTTGTTCTTGGGGTGAACCACTTTCTGTATAGATATCTGATGTGCTGGTTACTGGTTGTTGTTTGTACCTGATGTTAAACAGGTTAATAGCACCTTTTATTTGTTCTGGTGTATATTTGTTAAATTCCCGAAGTGTTGCCATGTTAAACAATGGGCTTCTAGCAGCACTGTGATAAAGTTGAATTCTTGCTGCCTCTTCTGCACTGATTCCTATTTTACTTGCAAAATGTGCAATGGTTGATGGGTTCAAATTACCAACTAACCGTGCTGTATACATTTCTTCACTTGGACTTAAGTTCCTAGCAAGTAACTGCTTAACCAGTGTCTCCATCTCCTTATGAATCATGGTGCCGTTTTGCAGATTACTGTGTTGCATGATGTATGGGAGCGTTGCATTTACTTCGTCCTCAGTAAGCTGCGATATGGGAACATTTAACCTGTATTGTCCGTTTTCTTTCATAAACACGGGGACTTGTTTTGTTGTTCCATCTGGTTGTTGAACGGGAATTGTTCTATCAAATATTTGGTTATTCTCGTTTGTATTACCAAATAGCATGGCACCAGCTGCTACTGGGTCAAGCGGTAGACTATCTAGCTGATCTTTGGTAATAAATGCTGTTTCACTTTTCTTTTTTACCTCAGCGCTTTGAGATGCAGCTATAGAAGCTAAATCAAACTGATACTTGGATTGGTTAAATGCCTGTTCTGTTTCAAGTAAACCCTTCCGTGTTTGGATTGCCAGTGGTTGATACTTGGAACCTATGTTTGTCATCAGTGGATTTTTATTATCCGTAAACAAAGCATAGTCACTTTCACCAAGAATTCTTATGGCTTCTTTTTTATAATTACTTTTTAACTTGTCATACTCAGCATCAATCTGTGCATAAACTTCAGCCGGTGGTTCAGCACCTTGGTATTTATATGGCAATAACTTTGCTTGTGCCTTTATTTCCCAATCTTGGATTGCTGATTTTAATTCTATCTCAGTGTTTGCCAACGTAGCTTGTTTGCTGGAGATAACATAGTCTACAGTTTGTTCATACAGTTTTGCTGCGGTTTCTGATGCATCTACTCCCAAAGCATTCCAATTAATACCGCTATCTATAGCAAGTTGTGGTGAGATGGGCTGAGGCAGTTCAGTTATTCCTTCTTGGTATTGTATAACAGGGGTGGCACCAAGCCCAACTGATTCCCTTGGACCTTCTTCAAATATCTCTTGCTTGATAAAGTTAAATTGACTCATTCTTTGTTTTCCTGTAGATATGAACCGTATTTCTCAAGGGTTCTAAAGATTGCTTGTGCCAGATCTTTTTCGGATTTAATTCTACCAGCAGAAATCTCACCCCGAAGACCCAACACCAACTTATCTTCCATTTTCTTATCGGGCAACATAGCAAAAGCTGTGTTCCATTGATCTGGTTGAAACGAGCCAGACAAAAGATACTCGGCAGCAAGCGTAGAGCTGTCTCGTTCATCCCGTGATATACGGTTTCGATTGAACGCTAGGTTTCCATCTATCGCTTTCTTGATAATAGTTGGAGCCAAGGATCGAACAACACTTTGCTCCTCTAGCGAGGGTTCTACAAACCGATCTTCTTTAAAGACTTGCTTACGGTCCTTTAGAAAGTAGGCTGGGATGAACTGATTGGTTTCGCTGAAGACACCGATTCTGCCTTGTTCTACCTTAGCCAACTCCAGTAAATTCAGTTGCTCCAGTTTAACGGCGTCTGATGTGTGGGTTGTAGATGGAACATCTGGGTCTAACTGGGCTAACACAGCAAACCTGTTTATACGGAGATCCAAGTCCTTCATGTAGACCTGTTGAGCCTTGGAGTAATTACTGTTAGCTATGGTTGTACTTAGTTCTGCTAAGATTGGATCTAGCTCAGTCCTAGCCCATTCTGGGACATACTCTAGTCTCTCTTTTAGATAGAACTCCTTATTAACACTACTATCTATAAACTCTAATTCCCTTTTGGTAATATCAACAAAGTCTCTTTTAGCCCCAACCATTCCTTCGGGGTGCATATCAACATAGGTTTTCCAATACTTGTTCTTAGCCTCATTACTCAGGGTAGAGATGTCTGTATTGTTCTTCCAGTATTGAAACTTACCCACAGGATCTGTTGGATACATTTGTCCAGCTGTGTTTGCTAGATCAGTTAGTTTGTTGATTTCATCCTTGGCTATCTTGTTGTCTACTGTTTCTGGGTTTGTGTTGGTCTTTGGAGCCGCTTGTTTGGCTATGGTATTAAGTTCATTGAATAATGAATTAAAGTTAGACATATTATACCTTACTTTTTGTATTCTAGTTCTGCTTGGTAACCCGCAGCAACTCCACTAATACCAGCTGCAATCAAACCTGTGGTTAATGCTGAGGATGATGTATCTGCAATTCCACCAGTTGTTGGCAGGAACACCGCTTGCTCTTGGAAGCTGAATTGGCGTTGACCAAGCTGTTGGCTTTGTCTCTTTTCGATGTCCTTATAGGCTTGCCTATAGTTTGCCTTTAGGGCAATCATGTTTGCGGTGATGTTTGACATGTTCTGCCTAAGTAATGCTCTGGCGGTACCAGAGCTTGATCCAATACTGCGAGAACTGAGAGTCCCAAGAAACTGGGCATTGGTTGCAGATGTTTGCTTACTCAGGGTTCCCTTTTGGTTTTGGAATGATTTATCCAAGTACAGTTCTTGTAATGCCCGATCAACATTAGCACCCTTTTCAATCAACAGGTTTCTTTCCAAGTTGGCTTGGAATGCTCGCATCTGGTTCCGTTGGTTGGCTTCAAACTGCCACTTGTTTCTAAAGTTTGCTTGTTGTTGTTGTAACTCTACTGCTTTGGCTTGAGCACTGGCTTGGGATGATGCTCCAAAGGCACTGAAGATACCTTGGGCTAAAGCTAACCCACCTAAAACTAAGGCTTCACCTACCATTGTAATTATCCTTTGTTAAATCTTTTTAGAATTGATGTTCCGTAGTTGTTCTTTTTGGGCGGCTGACCATTCAATAGAATTGCACCAGAGATACGCTCGCCCAATAGACCAATCGTTCGTTTGTTTGACAACCACTCTTTGGTTGCTCGTTTCTGTTCTTCTTCCATGTTCTTCTTAATAGCAGTATCTGGGTCTATGGAGATCAACGATGACCAATGAGATACAGCCGCAGACAGAACATCCACCCGATCATCATGCTTGAGAGATCCCTTGCGATCCGACAGTCTGGTTATTTGTATTTGATTTTCCTTGTCCTTGATAACTTTGGTATCAAACACAAGACGGTGTTGGGCAAAGATTGGCTCCAGTGTCCTCAGGATACGGCTTTGTTTATTGCCCGTTACCTTGTATTCCTCAATGGCTAATTGACCACATCTTAAACTGACAATGGGACGCAAGATTTGACCAAACATACCATCACCATAATTTGATTCATACTTCAGTTTTTTTATGTTGTATTGACAGAGTAGATCGGTAATTTTACCAAGGGTAACATTGTCATACCCACCCTGTAGACCCAACAGTTCATGGATAACCACATAGCCATTAGAAAAGATGGCAATACAGACCGCAGTCTCATCCGCCCCACGCCCCGAGGGATCAATGAACATCACAGTCTCTAGGTATTCAATATAGGTGGGTGATATCCACATTGGCTCATAGCATATGTCTCCCCGCATACCAAAAGAAGGGACCCGTTTGTTCTGGGTTGAATTAGCCCATGTCATCTTATTGGGAAATACCTCAGGGTCAACATCAATCACCAACAAATCAGACAACCTCAGGGGATACCGCTTGATATCCGAAGAACTGGTATCCAGTTTGTAATGCAGGGCAAACAAGCTGGGACCAATCTTGGCTTCGATACCCAGTAACTGTTCATCTGAGAACCGTTCTGGTTGTGTTGATTGTCCTGGTTCCAAGGGCAGATCTAGGACATAGGGATGGACATTCTCACGCTCGGCCTCGTTTGAGATATCTGGCATCACAGCAGGGAACTTAATAACACTGTAGATGTTTGCCAGTTTGTTGTAAACGGAATCCTTGGTCTGTGGGGTTCCCAAGAATCGGATGGTGGACCCCTCGATTTTATTGCGGATGTTCTCTAATTCCATACACCTGTCCCACAGCTTTTCCCTGGCGGCTGGGGTATCTGAGTTCTCGGGGATCTCAATATCATCACACAGAATATCATCCGCATGTGATCCCGTGATCTGAGAAGTAATACCCTTGGCGGCAACCGATAGATCTTGGCTGATACGGGTACGACCATGGACATTGAATCCAAATGCCGAGTCTTTCTCAAACTCTTGGGGAACCAGATGTTGCATATACGGAACCAAGGACAAGGTTTGCCTGACTTGGGAGACAAACTTGATAGCTTTGTCCCCAGCGGCTGAGATAATCAATTGGGTTCTATTAATATCCTTCAGTAACTTCCAACTAACAAAGCAAGCATTGATTACACTTTTTCCATCCCCACGCCCCGCTTGCATCAAGAAATCATTAGGCCCATCCTGTAGTTCTTTTGCCATTGCATATTGCTTTGGGGTGGGTTCACCTAAACCCAAATACTTGAAACAAAAATACAAGTGATTTCTAAAGTCTTGTATAACTTCTGGGGGTATCTTCATTTAAATCCCTTTACAGACATTCTTTTTCCAGGGGTACTGGGGTACCACCCAAGTCCACGGAGGTCTGTAATGGCTTATGCGGGCTTGGAAGAGGCAAACTTAAAGGGGACCATGGAACTCAGCTTACGATCCACCGCCTCCAGTGAATCTGATGGCACAGAGTCCAATAACTCTTTGTTATCTTGGATGACTCCTCGGATAACTTGGTACAAACCTGGTCCACACTTAGCGGGATCATCTAGATCCTCCAGCATGACCGATAACAACTTATCATAGATTGCATTCACTGCTGCTTTGCGGTTCATTTGTCTTCTTTCGTATAAAGGTTTTCCATGTCCAACTCAGAACAACAGCTAGAATTGGGATATACCACAGAATCCACAAGTAACTGGGTTCACCCGAGGCTTGTAGATTGTGTTTAATGGATTCTTCCATAATTGAGGGTCTAGAGTTGTCTGGTAATACGGCAGGAACCGTGGAACAACCACACAACATTAACAACAGCCAATATTTTATCATGTTTTATTACCTCCAACTGCGGATCCAAAGTAAAAGCCAATAATTGATACTAAAATCTGTCTGTTTTCAGATGTGTACAAGAACCCATTGATTTCAACAAAGATCTTTCGGCTGGTTTCTGGAACCAAGCCAAATAAACCCTCGGGATTCTTTGCATCAACCTCGACAAATGTGGGTACACCAAAGAATGGCAGAATAAACGGAGCTGCCAGAGTACTGAATAGTACCGTCAGTACAATGACCTGACGAACTACCTTCCCAGCATCTAGGGGAACTCGGGCTACGGCTTTATCTTGGTTTTCGGTAACTTGCTTGTTTGCGGTTATAACCCGCTCAAATAATTCCTTCTGGTCTTGGGATTTTTGGGCAAGATACCGGAATATAAACCCAGTAATCCCACCTCCCAATAATGATATTAACTCTAGTGGCATTTGTTTTCCTTAATTAACTAATCTTACAAAAATGTTTATACACACACTGGCTAATGCACCCAAAGCAACTGACCATCCCATGACATAACCTCGGGTATGCTCCAGTATTCGCAACCGCTTATCGTGTTCTATCAATTGGTTTTGTTGGTATTGCTGCATTGAAATCAAGGCATCCACCTTACCCTCAAGACGGCCAATCGCTAGAAATAACTCATCATATTGTGGTGTTGTCATATTAAATGGTTCCATGTATTTAATCTATATTATATTTAAAAAATAAATATAAATCGACAGGTTATACGGACGTGTCGATTAGTTCGTCGTGGTGTGGGGAGGTCATCAGTACGTCGCTTGCTTCAGGAGCAGAATGTTGTAATCGCGGCTTGTGAGGTCGATGGCGGTCCCGAAATCGACCTCAATGTTCGACTGCGAGCATTGAATTCGCGTGTTGACAAGGTAAGACCCGGCTGGAAATGTGATCCTGCGTGCGCCGGAATTGAGTGCCAACTGAATGGCAGCGGCATCGTTCGCCACCCCATCTCCCACCGCCCCGAAGTCCTTCACGCTCACGACATCGCGGAGCTTGTCCAGGACCGTGCGCTGGGACGCGCCAGTACCAGAGGCGAGGAACGTGACCTGTTCAGAGGTTGGTTTGGTCATGGGCATGGGTTAGCCTTTTGCAGCATCGGACACGATCTTCCGCAGTTCTTCTGCAATTTGATCGTTTGTCATCGAATCAAACGCACCCGATGGAACCGCGACAATGGTTCCGTCAATCCGGTATGTGGTTTCGTTGATCTGCTCGTATTCCATGTTTATCTCCATGTTTATCCGAAGGTGTAAAGTGTGAATGTGCGGCTGCTGCCAAGACGATTCTTGATGCTGATGATGTCAGCCGAACTGCTCCAGATATTGACATTGCCATCGACATCTGGATTGCTGCTTGTTCCAAGCGAAACATTTGCACCAGCAGAAATGCTGGTCGTGGTGCTTGAGCCGTGCCGGAATACGCATGATGCGTTGTCACCAGTCGAACCCGTCAAGATTCGAACGGAGCCATAGCCAACGTAACCGCGATACGGAAACGCATATGTCGCATCATCCGCAACCACAACGCTCTGCACCGAAATAATCCCACCTTCATTTGTTTCAGGATCCCCCACCGGCTGAATGCGTGAAATAATCGCGTTTGGCCTATTGCGTTCTGCTGGATACCCACCAGCAGAATCATCCACCAGGTTGATATTCGTGTTGTTGAATGCAGATACGTTCGCGTTGTAATACGTTGTCGGAGAACTTACATTGACAAGGTGGCGAACAGCAACGCTGTTGTGCCGATTCCCATGCAACGCGAAGAAGTTCTTATTGAACGGAGGCGCAGTTGCCGAGCCAGCCAGGAACGCAGTTGTGATGCTCGCGATGAAATTGTCACAGATCGTGTGATATGCGGGCGCATCCGTTGCGGAACGGAGAGCAACCGTAGCAAAATATTGACATGTTCCACCAGACATGATGTTCGATGAAACCGTCGCATACAGCGGAGAACTTGGAGTTGCTGCGCCCTCACGAGTAATGACAACGGAACCCAACACGCCAACTACCGCGCTTACATTATTGAACACGGTATTGCCAGTGATGGTAATACATCGTGCGCGAACTGTCGTAGTGCCTTGATAGGCGGCGAACGCAGACGATTCCGGCGTCGTTGAACCATTTGCCGTAAACGGCGACAGATTCGGCGTTCCTGGTACCTCGTCAAAATGCAGGACATTATTGGCAATAATTCCTGCACACAACTGGACATTGATGGCCGAGAATCCTCCGCTGATTGGGAGGATGTTTCGGTAACTTGTGTTCCCGCTAATCGTAGCCTCGTCCGTCTGCGCCTTGATGTCGCGCCCCTTGCAGTTGACGAACGAGTTGCCGGAAATCGTGGCGCGTGCCGGCGTGTACAGGGCGGTCAGGTTTGCCGGCTGGCCGCCGACAGCGAGGCCGTCGCAGTCAGTGTTCGTCGCCGACGATCCGGTGTCCTGGCACGTGACGTTCTCGATCCTGCAATCGGTGACGCTCGCAAACAGCGCATAGTTGCTTCCGGTTGGACTGATTGAAATCCCAGAACTGCCTGCGCTGCCAGGAATCGCAGCGCCTGCGACACGGTCAATGTTCCTAGCGATGCACCCACTGACAGTAACCGACGCGAACGCACCGACCGTTCGCAGTCCGCCCGTTGACACAT